TACTGGTGTTGGATAAAATGAAGCAAGGAATGTTTGAAATTCTGTAAATTTAATTACTTTTCCTTCACTATATTTTAAATTTAGTGCTTCACATGTTGCTTTATTGATAGTTATAATTTGACCATCTTTTAAACCTAATTCTTTAAATTTTACATGTAATTCATGCATAACTTTAGGACGTGGTATTGCTGCATCTTCTGATAATCCAAGAAAATTTCTTAAAATTTCTGGTACTGGTTGTTCTTTATTAAAACCACCATTAATATTGCCTTTACGTTTACGTTTTTCTTTTCGTGCTTTTGTAACTTCATCTGAATGAGTTTTTCCAATTAGTTTTAATGTATTATTAAGTTGACGTACATAATCATTTCGTTCTTTATGTTTTAGTTTAAGAATTTTTTCAAGCTCATTAATTTCTTTATTAATTAATTTAATATTATTTCTTGAAATATCAATTCTTTTAGTTAAACTTTCAAAAGATTCTTTATGTTTCTTGTCTTTTTTCTTATCATGATTTTGATCTTCGGTAGATTGTTCAGATTCATTATCTGATTCTTCACCTTCAATTTTATCAGTATTGTCATCATCTAATACTTGTACTTGATCTTCATCTGATTCATCATCGATAATATTAGTATCAATATTTAATTCCTTAATACTGCTTTTATCATCTAGTACATATTCCGGTGTATCAGCAACATAATATTGTGTATCTGTTACATATTCGGGTGTATCAACGACATAATATTGTGTATCTTCAATATTATTATTCTTATTTTTACTAGACTTTGATACTTTAGATTTAGTATTAGTATTTTTTGGCATTAATATATATAAATTTCATCAATAATATATATTATTATCAATTTTTTATAAAAATATATTGATATATTTTTATAGGAAATTAAAAACTAAATGAAACAACAATTTTGTCTATTTTTGGTTCTGTTATCATATCATAAGATTTAGACATATTAGATATGTTATGCATTTTAGATATATTGGATGTGTTATATATATTAGATGTATTCGTTATATTTGGTTTATAATTATTACAACATATTTTTGTTTGATTTTTATATTTTTTAGAATTTTTTATATTTGTATTTGTATTTTTTTTTACTTTTTTTTTATCTAATTTACTTTTATTATTCATATCATTTTCAATTATATCGTGATTTATTAACATATAATTATATATTTTTTTAGAAATAAACCATCTAAAAAAATTTAGTTGACCTATTGTTGTAATTATACATGAATTATCCATAAAATATGGTATTCTATCACCTCTGCTAAAAGGATCAAAATGTCTTTTTTGATATGCTTTTAATTGTTGTTTATATGATGAATGTATATTAAATGTTTGTTCAATATCATTTTCTTTTATTTTATATGATGTTTTATTTACTTTAGAATATTTAGTAACAAAATGATCAATTAATCTAATTGAAATTATTGATTCTGAATTTACTATTGGAATAAATAATGATATATTATCAGGATTTTCATAAAATTTTTCTTGTGATTTCATTATCATATTTTCATGAGATGTTATTTTTATATTTTTAAAAACTTCTTGATTTAATTTTGTAGATTCCAAAATAGTCATCTATTTTACATATATATATTATTATTTAGTACGTCTTTAAATCATTAAATACTTTAATTATCTGATGTTTCTGCATCAATTTGACTATTATCTTCGTAATCATTATCAGAACTTGAATTACCAAAAAACTGTTTATTATTATTATCAATATCAATAATTGATAAATTTTGTAAACTATCTTGTTCTTTTGATATGGATGTTGATGTTGATGATGTTGATAATCGATCATCAGATATATTTTTATCTATTTGTTTAACTAATTCTTGTAAATCTAATTGTGATGTAGAATCATATGATTTTGCATTACAGTCGTGCTTTGCACAACTATGTAATATGGTTTTATTTGTATCACCAATTTTTAAAAATATATTATTATTTACTTCAGTATCAGGCATTTCAAAATCATTATCATTATCTTCATCTGATTCTTCTAAAAATTTATAATTATATACATCTTTTGGTGAAAAAGATACTAATACTGGTCTAAAAAATAAACCAAAATCATTATTTGAATTAATCCAAATTGCATAACATTCTAATATCATTTTACAATAAGCTTCTTGAGGTATTGAGCTTATATCTATTTTTTTATTATTATTTAATTGAAGCAATGTTTTAAAATCGTTGTTATTAATAATTTTAATTTTAATTGTTCCATTTGGATAATTATCAGATTCTCGAATAATTTTTTGAAAATTAATTGTTTGATTATCATTAATATTAAACCAACTTGATGCATTATCTTGTGCATCTAATTTAATTTTATCTTCTAAATCATTTAAAAATTTTATAAAATTATTAATTTTTAGTTGGTCTTTTCCTTTTCCATGTAAAGCAACTTCTAACTCTGAATAACCATTAGCAAATTCAGATGTTGAAACATTTATAAGTGTTGGTGTTTGAAAAACAAAATTTTTATAATTGTATTTTACTAAAATAATTTTTTTATTTTTATTAGATCTAAATTTAGGATAAACAATTTTTGTAAATTCAATATTACTAGTTTTCAATGGTTCTTGAGAATTCATAATATGGTTTATATTACTAATATAAATAAATATTCCTTAAATGTTTTTAAGTTTTGGATATCTTAAATTAAACTAAATTAAATTAAATTAAATTAAATTAAATATATTAAACACTTGCTTTTTTACTTTTTGCTCCACCTTTTGTACTCTGTGTAGCTTTCTTAACAGGTTTGACTTCTTCATCAGAATCATCTGAATCATCATCAGATTCTTCAACCTGTTTTGCAACAACTTGAACTTCTTCATCAGAATCATCTGAATCATCAGATTCTGAATCTACTTCAGCTACTGCTGTTTGTTTAGAAGCTGTTTGTTTAGCAACTGGCTTAATATTTGGCGGGATAGTTGTTTTAATAGTTTCAGTTTCATCATCAGAATCTAGAAATTCATCAGATTCTAGATATTGTTTAACATTAGAATTTGATTTGACAGGTGGTTCAACTTCTACCTTTGACATTTTAAATGTTAATCCATAAGTTGGATCTTTTTTATTTGCTGCTTGTGCCCATAGTTTTACTGGTCGACCAATAGCACGAAATTTACACATGAAACAAATCTGTGCTGCAATATCGTCAATTGTAACAATATCATTTACTTTAGTACGAATTCGTTTTCCATTAGCATCAAGAACAGATTTGAATACAATTGATTTCACTTTATTATCAGGATATGTTGTATCAATTTTTAGTTTCATATATGGGTGTCTAGGACCATAATCTTTTTTATTTGGATCTTTAGGACCATCATCTTCTTGTGGAAGTCTAAAAATTGGTTGAAGCTGATATTTTGATGCTTTGGCACCAAACATTTTTTCTTTAAACGCATCAGAACCAGTATTTTCATCAATTTGTTGCAACAATTCACTAAATTTCTTGATTTCTGGAATTGATTGATCAAGTGGAACCTTTACAAAACCTCGCTGTGAATCATCTGTATAATATTCACCAATACGAGGAATACCACCAGAACCCAAATACACCCAAGGAAACTGAATAAAGAGAGGAATCTCATTATTTGATTTGTCGGTATATCTAATATAAGCAATTTTTTGTCCTTTTGAGCGTTGATTGTCTTCAAGATCAGTAAAATTCAATTGTGATACATTAACATCGGTATAGTTAGTTGTCATGTCTTTGTTTGAATAAGTAGCCATTACTAATATATATCACTATACTTCAATATATATGTAAATCAATTTTTTTTATTAAAAATACTTAGAGACTATATTAATATTAATAATAATGGAAATAGATACAGATAATTTTGATAGTTTAAATTTAAAGGCAGATTTACTTAAAGGTGTATATTTACATGGTTTTACACAACCATCTAAAATTCAAATAAAGGGTATTGGGTCAATAAATACTGGCAAAGATTGTATTTTACAATCACAGTCAGGAACAGGTAAAACAGCAACATATTTATTAGGTGTTATGAATAGACTAGAATCAAAAGAAAAAGGATGTCAGGGTATAATTATTACCCCTACTAGAGAACTTGCAGATCAAGTATATGCAGTTGCATGTAATTTAACAAAATATACAGATTTTAAAATTACAAAGTGTATTGGTGGTTCGGATGTTAGACAAAATCGTACAGATTTAAAAGTTTCATCACTAGTAATTGGAACACTTGGCAGAATTTCACATATGATTGAAGAAAAACAAATAAATATACATAAAATTAAATTTGTAGTATTAGATGAAGCTGATGATTTATTATCTGATGGAATTAGTGATAAAATACATTATATTTTTGATAAAGCACCTTGTGGTATTCAGATTGTATTAATATCAGCAACAATGTCATTAAATGTTTTTAATGCAAGTAAACAATTTCAATATGATCCAATTAAAATTTTACTTAAAAACAATGAAATAATTACTGATTTAATTAGTCAATTTTATTTAGATGTTGAAACTGAAGAATTAAAATTTGATACATTATTAGATTTATATAATTTAGTATCAACATCTCAAACAATAATTTTTTGTAATACAATCAGAAAGGTAGAATGGTTAGAAGAACAATTAAAAAAAAATAATTTTACAATTACTGTAATACATTCAAATATGACACAAGCTGAACGTGATTCAGTTATTAAAGATTTTCGTGATGGAAAAACCAGATTATTATTAACTACAGATTTATTATCAAGAGGTATTGATATTCCACAAGTTAATATGGTTATTAATTATGATTTACCTATTAATAAAGAAACATATGTACATAGAATTGGGCGTTGTGGTAGATTTGATAAAAAAGGTGTTGCAATAACAATGGTTAAAATGTCAGATGCTACAGATATTAAAACTTTTAATAAAATGAAACATTATTATAAAATGGATATTGTTGAGATGCCTGAATCGATAGGTGCTTATTTATAATTATAAATACTTGATATAAATATTTTTCAATAACTTTTTTAAATATTATATGACAATAACTTTTTTAATAATTATTTTCTATTAAATATTATATAACAATAAAATTAATATTTGATATTACACTAACTATTATAATTATATATATATTTTTTATTTATAATGTAGAACATGCGACTGATGTATCGGATACAGATAAACAAATAACAGACGCCGTTGAAAGGATTTATCTTGCGGATGTTGAAGCTATTAGAAATTTAGGTGATGTTGCAGCTAAATTAAATAATGGTGATAAATTAGATTTTCCTGGATAATTAAAAATAAAAAAAACCCTAGCAACAAATGATTTAGATCCATAAAATATGCCTACTGAGTGGACAGGTGGATTAAGATTTATTGATGGTTATGCTAGTGGTAATATGGGTTTTGGACCGGATGGAACTACTATAAATGCAAAAATTAATAAAGATGGTACTATTACTGGAAATAATTTAATTTCAAAAGATAATTTAAGATTACTTAATGGTGGTAATTTAAATGTAGATAACGGAAGCATAGGTATAGTGTCAAGTACTGATAATCCAGTTCATCTTAAACTCATAAATACACTTAAATTAGGTAATGACCAAGCCTTACAATGGTCTATTTCTAATATGAACAGTAATGGTACTATTAAAAATGATAATAAATTATCATTTTCTAGAACACCAGCTAATAATACATCTACATATACACCGTCATTAGAATTATATGATAGCGGTGATGTTAATATTCCAGGTAATTTAAAAGTTAAAGGTAATATGGGATTTGGACCGGATGAAACAAAAATAAATGCACAAATTAATAAAGATGGTAATATTACTGGAAATAATTTAACGTTAAAAGGTAATTTAGAAGCACATACAATTAAATCTGCAGGTAGACAACATATAACAGGTAATGAAATATTATATATATTAAATAAAAATGGGCTTATTGTAGGAAAAGAGTGGGTGGGTAGTGGTGATGTTAGTATTCAAGGTAATTTAACAGTTAATGGAGATATTAATAATATTTTAACAAGAAAAAATAGAGCTAGATTTATTAGTGTTGGTAATATGAAATCAACTGATATTTTTACTGAAACTGATTATAAACGTATTAATGAGGGCTTAGCGTCAGCGTTTGCAAGTATGAATTCAAAATCTACGACTTTAACTACAAAATCTACGACTTCAACTACAAAATCTACGACTTCAACTGCAACAGACACATCATTTATTGAAAGTGATTGGGCGCTAATTGAAATAAGAGTATTTGATGATACAGGTACAAATATAGCTTTACGTAAAAATGTTATATGGAAAAGTGGTACTCGTATTATAGGATTTGATGGTAAAAGTTTTGTATATAATCCAACTAATATTACAAATGGTAAAATATCGATTATGAATGAGGATAAGACTGGGACAACGTATAGCGGGGATATGTATTTGAATGGATATCAAGGTGAAGGTAAAAATCCGCTACATCAACTTGAGATTGATTTAGAAGGTGAATATAATATATCGCAAATTCAATTATTTAATACTCGGATACCATCTTTTACCAAAAGAATGAATGATACAATTGTTGAACTAATTACTGGCGATATAAATAAACCAGAAACACTAATTGTAAATCGTAGAATAAATACTGGATTATGGGATGGTATATATTCTAAAGAATTTATTTTGTAATTTATTATTTATGAAAGTGAAAATGTCAAATGTGTAAAATAAAAATTTATAATTATTTGTGCATTATACAATCAAATATTTTAGTGATATAAACTTTAATAATTATTTTAATATAATATTTTCTATTTAATATTATATGACATTAAAATTAATATTTAATATTACACTAACTTTTATAATTATATATATTTTTTTTATTTATAGTGTAGAACATGTTACTGATACATCAGACAATAAAACACCAGGATCGACAACTGGAGGATCGACAACTGGAGGATCGACAACTGGAGGATCGACAACTGGAGGATCGACAACTGGAGGATCGACAACAGGAGGATCGACAACTGGAGGATCGACAACTGGAGGATCGACAACTGGAGGATCGACAACTGGAGGATCGACAACTGGAGGATCGACAACTGGAGGATCG